AATGATAACACAATCGGACATTATTGTCAACCTTTGTGTTACCCATTATTCGTTAAACGGTGACAACTTCCCAAGAACCTTCCAGTTCATAGGGCTTGTCCCATTTGCCAATGTTAACATCAACATAGTATGCGGTGTTAAAATAATCTGTCATTGCATCGGATTCGTCATACCAATCGGCAGACTTTAATGCCTTGAATGCTTCGGTTAAGAATGCCTTAGCCTTGCCATCATAATGATCCTGAAACCAGTAAGGGTTAACTTGATCGTAACCAGTAGTAGTAGGTTTGAAGCCACGTTGTACCTGATAAAAGTCATTACCGCAAACTCTGTTGCTATTACCAATAAAGTCAATAGCACCTGATTTGAGGGTCAATACAATAGTACTATTATTACGTACACTCAAGGAACCTTTAACTTTGTACTTAGCCAAGATAGGCTTAAGTGCTTGAGTAATTTTTTGTTTGCGCTCTTGGTTCATGTAAGCCATTTGTTAGTCCTTTATTTAACTGTCTAAGATTCTATTATAGCACAATGCCCATTTAATGTCAAATTTAGGAGTTGACCGTTTTGAATGGGCTATAGACTTCCTTATCCTGTAAGGAATCGGACACTTCATATACCCAAATTACGGGTACTTCTAGTACAGCAGAGATGGTCGCAGGATGTGTACCTCTCTCTAACATTTCTAGGATATCAATTTCTAAATCACTCATTTTGTTTTCCTAATGTTAAACAATCCACCCAAAATAATTACGGCTAGCCAGGACTCTAATGAGTACTTAATAGCTAATATTGGGAACAACACATTCAATGACCAAATAGTCAATAACGGGCCAATTGCAACGAGAGCAATGACAATCACAATTCCAACAAAATATTTCATAACACCTCCAACATACTAGCAGGGACTCTCCAACTACGGTGCTGACTAGGTTGATCCACAATAATAAACTTACGATTGATTTTCTTTACAACACCGGAGATTGTACCACGGGTTGAACTAGTGAATTTAACATTGGAACCAATTGTCAATACCGATTTGTTTCTTACCACTAGTTGGGCACGGGCAAAACGAATTGCATCGTTGATGCTATTCAATTGTTCATTAGTAAAGTCACCCTGCATAATAGCAGTATTAATTTGCTTGATGTTCATAAAAACTCCTTTTGACTGAATAAGACTCTATTATATACCCAAAACCATTTATTGTCAAATTTTAGACAATGTTAACCTGCACATCGTGATCCACACCTTGGAAATTACTGCGAGTTCCGTAGCCTACTGGAATCTCTTTTTTGCCACAACTCTTGGCTAAATCACGGGAGCATTGCAAATGTTGCAAGGCCGAAATAACTGCAACCCGGTGTGAACTAGTAGAAAAGTTCTCAATATCAGAAACCTTACAATACATACCAAATCCGTCAATGATAAAACGAATCTTTTGGCTGTTATTCATACCAGAAACTACTTGTTGTGTACGCATTTTATGTCCTTTATTTGACTGTCTAAGATTCTATTATATACCCAAAACCATTTAATGTCAACCTTTTTTCAGGTATAAAAAGACCTTTTTTGTGCTTGAAGGAACCCATTTTTTGGCATCAGGACCACAGGCTTCATATGTGCTACGCATTAATCCAGCCGTATGAAAATAACCTTCTTTGGTCTCTCCTACTACCGGATCAAATTCGGGTTCGTTCCAACTCTCGGGAAGAGTACATTTAAACCCATAAGTAAAATTAGTTAGCCTAGACATAAAGCTAGCCTGAACATTCTTACAATCCTTACAAAGAAGGTCTTTGTTAAATTCTTTAGCCATATGATTCCGTTAGTTGCAATACAAGTAGTGTATCAGAAAGAGGAATTATTGTCAAATTTTGGATATTATTTAACTGCCAAGAATTCTTTAATTTTTGATTCCCATTCCGGGTCTGCCAGTGCTCGGTGTGAGAACACTTTTGAATGTACTGTAGTAAAATTTGAATAACCTTCACATTTAAATCTTAATCCCGGGCGGGTTAGTAAAGGATCGTTAAGTGAAACTAAATGTAAGTATTTTATTTTTGAATTATCGATATTCTCAAATTTAGGAACACAGCTCATAGAATGAACAACTACCGCATTTACATTTTCTTGAAGATATTGGACTACCATACCACCTTCACTATGACCGGTTGCATAAATTATAGCTATCCCGTTCTTTTTAAGAACATTAACATGGTGCTCAAGTTCTTTAAGTCTAGGTGGCAATCGTTTACGAGTATCAGCGTGGTATGTAAATCCACCATTTGATGTGCAAGATGCAGAAGCATCTCCTCTTTTATGAAAATCAAGCATTACAAAATTAAATCCTAGACCTGTGTAAAAATTCTTTAAGTCTAGATCATCGGATGATACACCTGAACATCCATGTGAATGAATAACAGTTGGTTTAGTTTTATCTGCTCTTTTAATAAATTCTTCAAAATTAAATCCAAAATCAATTAGTGATTTAGTAGTATAATAGGATGATCGAAGGTGTGACTTATCAATGATATCATTACTCATATCATACGTTTGGCCCATTGTTGGTATAGCGGATGCCATCAATGCCAATGCAATAATACTACGTTTCATGTTTTTCCTTTATTGAAAATTTTAATGTTAAATTTCGTTACGGTTTGGATGCTTAGATTTACGAATGTACAGACCTTTTTTGGACTGTACAACCTTAGGTTTGAACGGAGTGTTACAAGAAAACAACACTCTATGAGCCCTATGTTTGGGCTGTTCAATAGTAAATGATAGGATTTTTTGTTTCATAATGCATATTATAGCACAGAAACATATTTATTGTCAAAGGGCAAATCTTACGTGCTTGACAGATCTGGTTGTAAAACTGCGCCATTCATTTTTTTCAGTATCAAACACCCTCATTGATGTAGTTGATTCTTTGCGAGGCTTTGCATCTTCTTTGATTTCAACCTTAGGTAATATATTTGGATCTAATGTACATTTCATTAGACGTTCAGTGCCATCTTTTTTTATAAACGTAACATCCACTATACTTGATTTTAATGCACCCTGTAGCCATACCGTAAATGAATTCCATTCATTGTCTCCCCAATTACCAGTATCAGCGTGAATTGGAAGTACGTGTGTATCACTCATCTTTTTTCTCCGTTTTTAAACAACCAAATACTACAACTGCAATTACTGCAATCCATGGAATTAAAATTGTTGCAGAAAACCATGGATTAATACCAGCATCTCGACAACGCCTTGCGGTAGTAGATAGCAATGTCCATACTATTGCTAGTCCACCTAATATACCTGCAAAAAACAATGCAGGTATTGCAAGAACATAACAAATAAGACTGATTCCCCAGTATTCACTACGTGTTGCAGTTCCATCAAAATAAAAGTATTTTTTATAGTTTTTATAGTTTTCCATTATGTCATCATCCTTATTAATCCCACACTATCAATTGTTACAAGTAGCAAGTAGTTAGCCAACATCCCAAAAGATTTCCTAGTAAAACTAGCCCAAGCATAGAGACCACAACCGAAGATCCAAATAGGGTAAAGAGCAAGTAACGGTGGATTGGGGACTGTAAGAGCCATGGCAATCGAACAGCCAATTGAAAGACCCCAAGCAAGCAACTCAACGACAAAGCGAAAAGGATGAGTACGGTAATCATCTTTGATCCAATTAAAAATTCCATAAAAAATATCGTTCATTATATATTATACACTATGAACGATACGATAACAAATGTTTTGGTCACTGATTGCAGGTTCGTGTACGAGTAATTGTTCCATCAGAGTTCTGTGTCTCAGTCCAAGGAGTGCAAACTTGACCTAATGATGTAGTAGGATTTTGAATTACTACTTGAGTTTGCACGTGACGATTGTGTGCTTCGTTAATTGCGGCGCCAATAATCAATGCACCAACTGCAGGGGCAATCCAATTATCACGGTAGATAACACGCGGTCCGTGATAATTATGATGACGAAAGCCGTGACCATGATAATGTTGTGCCATTGCTGACCCAGTTACTGCTAGTAGTGATAATGCTAATAGAATTTTTTTCATAAATATCTCCTATATAGATATAACGTTTTATGCAAGTGTTTCGTTGACTTTATGTTTATCAATTACTTCCTGCAAAATACCCTCTATCATCTTATTTAGCGTAATATCACGTTTATGTGCTTCCATAGCCAACAAGTATATCTCATGTTCATCTAAATTCAATTCAATTTCAACTCTGTTATCTGCTATCATTTATGTTCTCCATAATGTTTTAATAGTGGTTCAATATTATTTTCATAAATCTGAGCCATTGTACTATATAGTCCCCTACGTTCTTCCGGTGTCATTCCTGCACACCATGACGGGCTAGATGGATCTTTATCTAAACCATAATCATGACGGTACGTATAACACATATCGGTAATAATTTCTTCTTTACTTTTCATTTTTTATTTCCACAATGTAATACTTACTAAAAGGATACGTTTGATTAAGCCATTCAATCATCCCGTCTTCGTAAGGTAGGAAAACAGTATTTGCTTTGTTAGTAATATATCGTTTCATTAAATTTTAATGTTATATTTTTTCAATATTGTTTCACCATACGTGCCGCCTCCTTGTTTATATACATCATTAACCTGTTTAGCACAATCTCGAATTAATAATTCTGCAAACTGTTCTAATGGAATGTACACCTCGTCTGACAAATTATCTAATTTAAATCCAGCCTGTTCTGCGAGTTCTTTAATTTTTTTGTTCATTATAACGGTCCAAGTTGAATGATTATTTAGCCCCAGGCTTTAGCTAAGCCAATAAAACAAGTAACGATTGCTACTAGATTAACAGTTAGTTGTGGTCGATTATTTACCCTAATAGTCCATATCATAAATGCAATTGTACCTAATGTAAATGCTACAATATTGTAGGGATATGCATCAGGTCCTATTGAATTACAAATGTGTCCAATAATGATGAATACTGCACCTACCCATTGTAAACTGTCATTTAATTTCATTAGAATCCATCTTTCAACAGTATTGCTAGGCCCATCACAATGCCGGGCAACAGTACGATACCTAAATTAATATATGCTTGCATTTATTTTGTCTCCTGTCTGGGCAAACATACTGCCCTTACGTTTTTGTCTGTTAATTCTTTAACCGCTTGTTTACAAACTGTTTCATCAGCATAACGATTTACCTGCTGTAAACTAGGCATTGTGTTACCTAAGATGATGTATAGAACCCAACTCATTCTACAATCCTACACTTTTCTTAATTACATAACGGGCAATCTTTTCATCAAAGTACATACGAACACCATCTTTGACAGGATCCGCAACTACAATTTCACCTAGTTCTGTTGCAAGTGCTTGCGTAAACTTAAGTAGAATTGTATAAGTGTCCTCAGACTGACTCAGTGGATCACGATCCAAAATCTCTACCGTACTGTTAATCAATTTTTCAATTTGTTCGTTCATTACTTTACTCCAAATGTGTTAAGTGCGGGTTGCAATGTGTTAATTAATTCTGTTTCACGTGAATGAGCAGGACGCTTACCACGAATCACTTCCAATTTTCCAAATATAAATTGTTCGGCGCCACGCTCACGCAAGGCACGTGACAAACCCCAATCTTTATTTTCAGTCATAGCACGTTGCATATGTTTTTGCATACGACGGCGTAATGTTTTGAAAACATTACCTTTGAATGAAAGTGCAGTCAAACCAATATAGTACTCAAGTGTTACTGTATCTTGGATAAAATAAATCACTTGATTTCTATCAGTTCTACGTTTGCGGACGATTTTTGAGTTCATAGATGAATTATACACGGATATCCATTTATTGTCAAATATTGGCAAAAACCGCTAGAAGTGTATCAGAGTGTATCCCTGAATCCTCTAACGATTTTGAAGCGCCTGACTGGCTAAAATGAGTACTTTTGTTTCTTAAAAACGTAGTACTAAAGTATTAGTGTACAACTTGGCCTACACTGGAATTAAGCCATATTTTAATTTCTTTTCTTAACTCTTTTTCGGTATATCCCATTTCACCTAAACGAGTTATTAATGAAATGAATAATCCATGACTTGCAATACCATATATATATTTGTCATCATCATTATCATTTTCGAATTTATCTAATTGTTCTAGTAAAACATCATTAATAAAATCCGAAGCGATAATGGCACTGTGTTCATATTGCCACATTTCATAATCTTCATCTTCTATTTCTTCAATTATTAGATTCTCTTTGTTCATTATTATCCTCCGAGTTATCTGTATTTAACGTCGGTGTGTATTCATAATTAATTGTTTCTATGTTTTCTCTAAATATAATCGCACCATTACGTAAATGAAATCTTCTTGCCATATTAGTTTTAGGACTTAATGTTACAAATCTAGTAACACTTGGATATTGTTCCTGAATACCCTTAACTGCTTTGTA